GGGGTTCGAACCCGCGACCCCAACCTTGGCAAGGTTGTGCTCTACCAGCTGAGCCACGTCCGCGCGCAAGAAAGTATTATACGGAAACCAGTTTTACGCGCAACCCCTTTTTTGAAAAAATTTCAGGGGACTAAATCTCATAGTCGTAAGGCACACAAAACCACACGACTCTGCCAATAACAGACAGGGTTTCACGTTCCCCATCTCCGTAATCAAATACCTGAGACTTATAGGTGGGGTCATTCGAATCAGGTTCTAGGGCAATTCCGTTATTTAGTTTTCGCACCCGCTTCACCGTCGCATTCGATGAACCAACGCTTACCGCATACACAGATCCGTCTACAACTTCCGAAGTGGGACAAACCAATGCATAGCTGCCGTTGGGCAGGACCCTATTCATAGATTCGCCCTTAACGCGCAAATAAAACGCTTTCGGATAACGCAGCAACAGCGCATTGGGCACAGGATGGATTTCCTCGATCTGAAGCATCTCGATGGGAGCACCCGCAGCAATAGATCCATACAAGGGAACAAATCCGAACGACGATCCAGACTCTGGATGCGCTTGCTGCAATACCCTGCGCGCGTACCCAAGCACCTGGCTATACACATCGTCCATAGTCAGGCTAGGCAAAGATTCAACTATCTTCACGGCATTGGAAAAACGCGGGATAGTCTGCCCGCATTCCCAGGCGGAGACGGAAGTCTGGCTCACTTCCGCTATCGCTGCAAGCTGCTCTTGCGACAAACCGAAGTTACCGCGAATTGCATGAATGTTGTCGCCAATATAGTTCAATCGGATTCACCTATGGTTCTGAGGGTTCTGACGGTTCTGAGGAAACGCAGATTTTGCCGAACACAGGAAAATCGAGAATGAAAAAACGAGAACGATTCTTCCCAGATTCGTTCTCGCTCAGTGTCGGATTTATTCATCAAAATACTTCTGATCGGACTCTGCTACTGCGCCTCCGCCGCCTCTGCCGAGTCCACATCCAAGTCGGCGTAGAGCCTGTCTTCCTCGTCGTAGTACGCGGCGGCAAGCTCCTCGACCTCTGCGATGTCGGCCTCGTCGAAGAGACCAGAATCCAGGTGCGTGTACGCCTTATCCAACCAGAACGCCACGTCGCGCCCCGCCTGAATCTCGCGCTTGATGCTGCGCAATGTGAGGTCGTGCCGTGCCTTGCTCTTAACTGCCATTGGTGTCTCCTAACCTTCGGTGATGGATGCGATTGCCTTTTCGATGTTCGCGACGACGATGTTCACGTCGCGCACGTACTTGATTCCTGTGTTCGGCGTGACTTCCGCGTCAGTCCAGGTGTTGACGATGCTGTCTTGCGCCTTTGGCATCTCGATTTTTCCTAAGGGGTAACGCGTCGGCTCCACCGCGGTATACACGACTACACCATCCAACAATTCGATTGCCTTATCTTTCGATGTGAATCGGTCGTCGCGAATCACTATGTTCGTATAGTTTGGTGTGTAGATGAACCCGCTTTTGATTGTGGGGTTGCTAGGCGTATATGAGCTGCACATAAGACTGTTTGCTATTATGCTGGCATGATTAAGTCTAAGCGACACATACGCTGAACCATCGCCACCGTCGCCGAAATCTAACTTGCGATAATCACTCGGTAGCACTCGCTCAACCCGCGTCACAAGCTCGACGTTGCCGTCTCTGTCCACCGTGATTTCGTCCGCCGTGCCGTCGGGGAGCTTGGCCAAGTAGGGATGCTCTGCGGGGAGTGCGAAGGTTAGCGTTTGGGAGGTGTGAGGCTTGTATTCCGTCGCGGTTGAATTGCGCTCTAGCTGAATGCTGGAAATGGTTCCTGTGTTGGAGTCTGCCGCGTTCGATACGAAGTAAACCGAGGTGATAGGCTCCGTGACGGTAAAGCTGTATTTCGGGTTTTTGACATTACGAAAGATTCGAAAGAGCTGGATGCGCTTGCCCGTAGCCGTGTATCCGAAAAGCGGCGCATCCGTGTTCCCGAGCGAGCCGACAGCCTGGAACGTGTATGTGCCAGGAAGAATCGTGAGTGGCGTTTTGTCATTCACGAACTCGTTCTGATGCCCCTCGATGGACGTATAAGAGCTAGCAAATGGCCACAGGTTTCGACCCACAACCTTCACGGCAGGATGCTCAATCACCGTGATTGGCTTAGGCGATTCGGGGCTTGGGATTCCGTCTTGCTTGCAAGCTCCCTCGACCGTGATTTTTCGCAGAGCCGCACCAGAGAAAGCGTCCTCCACATGCGCGACCGTTCCAGTCTCGCTCCCGACTAGGATGTTCTCCGCCGCAGGGTACAGCTTGGCTTCGGTTGCCTTGACCTCGGCGATTGCGGCCTGCGCGTCGGAGACGGCCGCTTCCGCAGCCGTGTTCGCCGCGTCTGCCGCATCGTTTGCCGCCTTCGCCGCAGCGTTTGCCGTTGCAGCCGCGTCGGCGGCTGGCTTCTGAAGCTCAGACTTGTCGGCTTCCGTCAGGTCGGCGAAGGTGAGCTTTGGGCCAGGATCGCCCTTCTCCCCTGGGTCGCCTTGCGCCCCAGGAACGCCTTGGATTCCCTGGATGCCCTGCTCGCCAGGGTCGCCCTTGTCGCCCTTCTCCCCCTTGAACTCGCCCGAGTCGGCGCGGCGCTTCACGTCGGCGGCGGCGTTGGCGGCTACCTGCGATGCAAGCTGCGCGGCTGCGGCCTGAGCGTCCGCGTTGCCTGCCGCAACGAGGGCATCCTCCGCAGCCTCCTTGGCATCGTCGGCGGCCCCGTTGGCGGTGGCGGTTGCCAGCTTCACGTCCTCGTACACCTTGCGGTACTCGCTCACCGTGGGGTCCGTCGGGGAGGTGCCCGATGCCTCCTCGGACGGCAGCACCACCATGGGATGGCCGATGGTCGCGTGGCGCATCACCTTGCCGTCCTTGGTTCCCTCGACTGCAATGAGTACCTTGCCTGGTTGCTGGTTGCACTCCCATGGAACCTCATAGCCGCCCTCAACCTGCTTGGCGACTATGGAGGAGTCATGCTGCCACTTGAAGGCTACGGTGACCACAAGGCCGTCCCACTCCTCGTCCAAGTCGAGCGCCAACACGTCCTCGCCCACGGTGCCCTGAACGAGCATGCGGTCGTCGATCGAGGCGCGGCGGCCGCGTACCTTGATTGTGTGCGTTCTCATTATCTAACCTACTACAGCCCAAGCAGCTTGCGCCATGTGTTGCGCCCAACGACACCGTCATCGTCAAGTCCGTTGTCAGCCTGAAACGCCCTTACAGCTCGCTGCGTATCGCCACCGTTGATGCCGTCAGCACCGCACGAGCCGCAATTGTAGCCTAGGACAATCAAACGCTCTTGCATCAGCGCCGTGATGTTCCCGCGCGATTTGCGCCCAAGCTGAGGGCAGCCGTTCAGCGTGTTTGCACCGGGAATGCCATCGACCGCTTGATGTGAGTAGCCTTGAGCGTTGCACTCGCGCTGCAAACGGCGCACCCAATCGGAGAACGACCAACCGCTGTTGCTGGTCGAATCCTGCGAAGGCTCGGGAGAAGGAATGTTTGCGCTTTGCCCGTCCCATGCGGGACGGAAGAACCCCATAATGAACCAATTGGAGCCTTTAACGCCGTAGGATCGCGTTCTGCGCATTACAGCTCCCCCGTTGTCGTTGCTGCTTACCGAGGTGTTGCCCTCGATGGTGGTTACACTTGCGGAGCCGTTGCGCGATTCCACGATTCCCACGTGGCAGGCACGGGAGCCGTTCGAGAAGAACACAATATCGCCCTTCTGCGGCTTCTCCTCGCGGTCGAGCCAACGCCCAAGCTTCTTTGCGTGGTTGACGTGCGAGGGGCAGTAAGCGAACTTTCCGACAATTCCCAAAGCGCCCACCTGGTCTGCGCACCAGGACACGAACATATCGCACCATGGGTTGTAATCAAGTCCGTACCACTCGCCGTACTTTACGTGGTTGCTCCCCGCAGGGTTCTCCTTAACGCCGATCTGGCTTGCAGCCACGGCAACGAAGTCGCTAGCAGTTGCCATCTTCTCTCCCTTCCAGCACCTCAGCCGTCTGATCTGGAATCTCCTCGTCCGTAACCGTCTCGCTCGGCATCGCCGCAAGCTCTTCCACTGTTGAAGTGTCAACCTCGTAATCGCCCATCACTGCTCCTTCTTCTCGAAATACTGGGAAAGCTTCGAATCGTTAAGGTCGGGGTTTATCGCCTTCGCGTTCTCGTAGATTGACATGACCTCGCTGCCTATGATGTAGAGGCAGGCAGGGAGTATAAGTGGCATCTCGAACCCAATGTTGACATGCTGGCTCCCAACCTCAATAAGCACAGCAAGGCATACGATCAGCACGTATCCAGACTTGTGCCAAAGGCCCTCTCTCATCTTTGAGCTTGACAGTTCGCCCGCTTTAGCCGCCTTCATGACTCCGCTCACAACGTCGAGGACCACAAATGAGGCAGTGATCCAGATCACCCATTGCTGCTCCTCTGTAAAGAAACAATCCATACAATCTCTCCTCGCCTTAATTGCATACAGCGAAATCTTCGCCTCGTGTCGCAGTGCAAAGAAAAAGGCGCATCCGCCTTGAGGGGATGCGCCTTGCGTACTAACAGGAGCATGCTTTCTCGACGAGCACGCTTGCCGTCCTAACGCCAACCCCAGAGTCGGGGGAGAACGTCAGAGTTGCGTACGACCCGCTCGCCCCAGGGAGAACGGTCACGTAATCGACGATAGACAACGTGGCAATGTCTCCGGCAGCCGCCATAGTGGCACCCGCCCTTCCTCCCGTTGCCGCAACGTTGTTCTTGCTCATCTGAACGCTCACAGCGCCAGCAGCCGTTGCATCGATGGTGAAGCTCGAGATGACACGGTATGTCCCAGGCGTTTTGAGCTGGATTCCACCAGAACCGTTTCCCTGAATCGACCTTGTCTTGCTAACAACGTTGCTGAACAGGATGTTCTGCCCAGCCGCCACTGCCTGAGCTGTGTCGCTGTCATAGATAAAGCGTGCGATCTTGCAACCCATCGCGATCACCTACGCCGCAAACGAGGTTCCGCAACCGCAGGCTGCGCCATTGAAGTACGGGTTGAAGCCAGCGTTGTAGGTTGTTGCGCTTGGATATCGAACCACGCCACAGAGTGCGTTCTGCATTTGTAGCTGGCTTACCTGAGCCTGAAGCGCCTCGATCTTGCCTTGGCAGATAGCGTCGAGAACCTTCTGCACCTGAGCGGTGGTGTTCTCGTTGATGGCTGCCGTATTCATGGAAGCGTTGTACTTCAGGTCGTCGATGTTGCGGTTGGTCTTGCAGCAGCAATCGGACATCTGCTGGGCGAGCGCGTAGTCGCCGTTCTGGATGGTCTGCTGGGTCTGCGCGAAGTTGCGCAGGTTCTCGTATCCGAGGTTACAGATTCCGTTGTCGGTCTGGCGCGCGATTGCGGCCTGCTGGTCGCTCATGCGACCGACGGCGTTCTCGAGGTTGTTGAAGTTCATGGCATTGCAAAGCCCCGCCTCGGTGACGGGTTCGGTGCCGTTGCCCGTGTTGCGGTTCCATCCGTTGCCCCACATGAACAGAAACAAGACGATAACCCAAATCCAGGTTCCGCCGCCGAAGTCGTTGTCCTTCGTCACCGCCGCGATGTCCGAAAGGCTAGGGGTAGAAGTCTCCATTTCGTGCTCCTTCTTCTAAGATTTGCATATAAATCACCTCTCGCGAGTTAGGTGGCTACTTAAGCCCAAGGCTCTTCCCTATCTGCCTCGCCTGGTCAAACAGCTGGGATAACTGGTCTTGCGTGATTCGCCCGTCTTGAAGCATCTGCTCCACCTGCCGCCTGGCCTGCTGCGGATTCGTTTGGCTGATGAACCCCATCAGGTCGGGGCGCTGCTGCCTCGACTGCGCGTTTGATCTGCTCAGTAACGGATTCATGCAAGCTCCTTAGGTCGTCCTTCGTGGCGTACTCCGTAGGAGCATCGGCTACAGCCTGGAAGTCGTACGCCGACACTGACTTCTGCCCGCTTGCGTCGGTTTCCACCATGTAGAACCGCGCCTGGTTCCTGTCCATGAGGATCTGCTGGCTGTTCGGCGGCAGCTGGTACATCTGCGCTGACTCGATGCCGTTCACAAACTGGATGCCCTGCTGCGGCGGTTGCTGCATCTGAGGCATCTGGTACGGCATTGGGAACGATGGCTGGTATCCGTTGAACATATCTGCTCCTAAAACGAAGAAAGCCGCCCCGATGGGCGGCTTGCCTGGTTAGTTCAGATATTCGTTTTTTCGCTTGAAGCAATGGTTACACAACCGGTGATGATTTGGTAATGATGCGGTATCCATCGCCGTACACGGCTTTGATGCGATCCACGCCAACCTTGGGTTTCAAGGAATGCATGCGAGCTTTTAGCACCTCGTTGGTTGCCATGGAATCTCCTCCCCACACCTCGCGAATGAGCGTCTGCTTGCTTACCGTCGCCCCGTTCGCCATAACGAGCTGGAACATCAGGTCGAACTCGAGTTTCGTCAGCCTTATCTTTCTGCCATCGATTTCCACCGTATGATCGTCTCGGTTCAGCTTAAACGCGTTACTGGCACTATATCGCTTGATCTCGCATCTGCGCAGGATAGCCCTTATGCGGCATGAAAGCTCAAGCATTCCGAAAGGCTTCACCAGGAAGTCGTCTCCTCCGATCTCGAAGCCTATTGCCTTCTGGGCTTCGTTATCGATGTCGCCCATGAATATCACTGGTGCGTTCGTATGGTCTCTAACCACCTGCGCGAACGTGAATCCGCTTACACCAGGCAAATCGATGTCTATCACGTACATATTTATACGGTGCTGCCTTGCCAGCCTTATCGCTTCCTCAGCGCACCTTGCATGCAGATGCCTTATCCCTATGTCATCCAACGCACGCTCTATCTCTCGTGCATGAACCACATCGTCTTCGACTATCAGAATGCGCACCATTTCCCTTCCCCTAACTTTCTTGGTTTCCCTTTCTTTTACTGGTGGGTAGGCGCGCACCTAGGCTGCCTGCACGTTCGCTTCCGTCCGCGCATCAACTGCCTCGGCAATCGTCTTTCGTACTCCATTTCCATGCTTATAAAAATAGAGCATGACCAGCCTGTATTTCGTTTTATTACCGCTTTATAACTTTTGGGTTGCAATCAAATCGGCAAACGGCCTCGGTCCTACTGCACCTGGATCGGCGCTCCGTCCTCGCCGTACACGTAAACCTCGCACTCTTGGAGGCTTCCGCTCGAGTCGTACGCGTATACGGTTGCCTCCCTGGGTGATCCGTCCTCTGGGTAAGCCGCAATGCTCCCTGAGAGCACGTTCAGCAGCACGTAGTAAGACCTGCTGCGTCCTAGGTACCCAACCTCATCGTTCCCGTAGCTGAAATATTGGCGAAGGGCAAGCGCCATCGTTCCCTTCGGGACATCGCGCACGAACTGCGTGTTTGGGAATACTTCGTTTATTGCATCCCTGTACCCCTCGTATCCCCCATTCGCTGCGTACAGCTCGGCGAGCTTCTTCTTTGGGTCAAGGTTCAACGTAGCCGCAGTCGTATTGCTGCTTGCGAGGGAGTTTCCAAGACAGTCGATGATCAGGCTCGTAGGACGGTATGTTTGTCCGAGCTGCGCAACAGGCGTAGTCCATTGAGCGGCGGTGCAAAGCGGAACCGTGACGAGCACAGAACCGCCGCCTGGCTTCATCTCAACGTTGCCTGTAATGCTTGCGGAGCCAATCACAGCCGTGAACGCTGGCGGCATGAAGTCGTCGTACCCCTTCGCAACCTTGCTGAACGATGCCGTTGCCTGGTACGTGGTACCGCTTCCACCCGTGTACCAGCATCGCAGGCTGATGCTTATCTCGGTTCCGCTGCCGAACCATCCAAGGTCGAGGTTGTCGGCGAACGTGTGCATGTCCCCTGCCGCGTAAATCTTCTCAGACCCGCTCTTCTTGGTTTCCCCGTTTACCGTCAGCGCGTAGTTGCAGTTGGCGCCCTCGAAGTTGTTCGACAGCACAACGAGGGTTGCCTTGACGTACGCCTTCATGCGGCCATCCTCGAACTCCTTCACGTTGAGCATGGCCGTCACGCGGAACTGCGATCCGCCGCTGGTCTTGTTGCTGTCGGCGTACTTGTACCACCAGTTCAGGTAATCTTTATATGCGAATGATGCCATGCTATGCCCCGAGCTTGATGTAGATAGAGCCAGGGGTTCCCGTTGCAGGCGGTTCGCCAGTGCCTACCGTGATCCCAAGGCTCTCCAACGCTTCGGGAGCCGTTGCAGCACCAGTGCCGCCGCGCTTAATCGGCAGGATTCCAGCCGCAACGTCTTCTGCGCTGTGCGTGTGGATAGACGGGATGAAGGTCGTTGGCTTGCCGCTGATCTCGCTGTATGCGTATGACGGCTTGCTATCAGCCTTCGCCCAGTCCGCAAGATCGGTAATGTCGGCTTTGCCGTGCTTATGCCCGATCCTTGAGAAGATGCCGCTCAGCTTTGTGAAGAAGTAGCTCAAGCCAGTGGTGTTCACCACCTCGTCACCTGCCTTGGTGGCTCCCCCTGCGATAGCGTCTATGGTGTCGGTGCTGATAGGGTCGAAGCTAGAGCCTGTGATGCCCATCTTCTCCCATTTGCCGTTCACGTATAGCCACTCTGCGTAACGGTCGTTCTCGCCTTGCTTCCCGAAAGGCACAAGATAGATGATCCCAGGCGAGCCAGCAAGCGTAGGAACGCCGTTAGTCCCGAACTCGCCGTCTGCGCAGATGTGAAGCTTCGTCCCCTGCGCTGCGCTGATCATGTCCGCAAACTCAGCCTTGCGCTTCGCTTCCGCTTCCGCTCGCGCCGTCTCCGCTGTGCTTCTGGTGCCTTCTGCCGAGGATCGGTTGGATTCTGCCTGAACCCTTCCAGATTCAGCCGTTGCCCTCTTCTGCTCCTCGCTTGCTCGCTTCGATTCAGCCGCGCTGCGCTTCGATTCCGCTGCTTCACGTGCGCTTTCTGCCGAAGAACGCGCTTCCTCGGCTTGCGCCCTTGCTGCTTCCGCTTCGGTTCGCGCGGTTTCGGCGCTTGCCCTCCCCTGCTCAGCGGTTGCGCGGTCTGCTTCTGCCTTCTCGATGGCTTTGAAGGTTTCGGCGTACTGGACAACGTAATCATCGAGCTTGCCCTTCAACTCTTCGAACTCGGGAACGTAAACAGCTTCTGCCTGCGCGGTCGGGACAGCATCAAGCACATCGAAGCAGACGCATTGCGTGGTGCCGATGTATCCCTCTTTCTCAAGCATCACGTACGCTACGCTGATCTTTCCCCGTGCGGAAGCAAGGGAAGCGGGAAGCGTGTACGTTGCCGTGCCGTCCTCGATCACGGAAACTTTCTCGAAAACCACGCCGTCAGGCTTCGAAGCGCAGAAGCGTACAGCCGTGTACTGCGTCAGGTCAACCTTCTCGCCGTCCTCGTTAACAACGATCGCGAGCGTAACCGACCCGATCTCTCCCTTGCGAATCTTGATCGTGCGAACGTCATCTGGCTTCGCCAGATCAAGAGTAAGCGCATATCTCATGCGATGCCCTCCATTACCTCAATGTCGAATGCTTGCGTTGTAATCACGTCCGTTTCGTCATACGAGAGCCGGAGATACGCCCTGCAATCTCCCTCGATTGCCGTAAGCGTTTCATCGACCTCGTATACGACCTCGCCGTTGAGCACAGAGCATTGCAGCTCGTAGCCGTGCGGCATGACGCAAAGCGCCACATCGTAGAGCGTCAGGTCAAGCTCCTCGGCTGCCTGGTATACGTGCATAGTGAGCCGCGCGTTGCCCTTCTCGCCCTTCCTCAGCGTTACCGTCCTGTTCTGTATCGGCTTGTCAACGCCAAGCCGCAAAGCGTAATCGATCATGATGCCTGCCTTACGCCGATGACGTAATGGTTGCTTGCCTGCGAGACGATCAGAACCACGTTCCCCTTTGCGCAAGAGCAGCACCGAACCGCCATAAGCGAGCTTCCGTTCACCGTCACCGAAGCCGTTCCGTCATCGAACGTATCCGTAACCTTGCCAGTGGTGATCTTGCAGTAATTCCTGCGCAAGAAAGGCTTTAGCGCATCGGCTACCGCCTTTATGAGCTGATCAGGATTTCGCCACGTTGCCATAAAGCTTCACCGTCCTTCTCATCGTTGTCTCGCTCTCGGTGTCGGGGGTTGCCTTCACGCTGCGCTTGTATGCGCTGTATTTCCCGATCAAACCGCTTCGCTGGTAGTCAACTGCAACGGTATCTCCTGCGTTGAACCGCTTGCCTGCGTGACCGATCGTAAGGCGCTCGATTGATTGCATCCCCTCGATCAGCAGCGCCTTAGCCTTCTCCTGGCATTGCGCCTTCGTCTCAAGCCCCTCAACCTCCTCGAACCGCACGATGCGCATCCCACGCGCCGCCGTGCTGTACGGGTTGTTCGGATCGGCGTTCTCAGCCGATCCGATTACCTCTGAATCGTCTTTGAGCTTGGAGCGCACAACCACAACGTTTGGCGTGTCGTGAACGTCCCATTCGCGTTTGATCGTCTCGTCCGAAACGTCCTCTTCGGTGTCGCTGAAAACCGTGGTCGCAACAGCTGTCTCAGGGTCTTGGTAAGGCTTCGCTATCACGTTCCCCCAAACGTCAACGTTGAGCGAGCCGTATCCGTAAAGCTCCATGATGTCGTTCGCCATCTCTAGAAAGGAGGTTCCGACCTCCCATGTCTTTATTGCTGCAACCTCCCAGCCGCCTGGTGTGAGCATCAGCGGCAAGCCGACCTCGTAGACCATCTCAGAGACAACGGGGAGGTAATTAGCCGTGTACGCCGCCCCTACAGAGTAATTGCCCTCAAGCAGGCGCTGCTCAAGCAGCACAAGGACGCTGTAAAGGTCGGCGGTTCCCACGTGCGAGCCTTCGCAAATCTCCTCGCTCTTCGAGTAAACGAAGAAAGTACCGTAGCATTTGGATTCAACCTCGCCGTCAAGCTCCATGTCGGCGTATACGCGGAGAAGATCATCCCCAAGGTCGGGCATGTCAACATATTCGATCGAGCCAGAAACCTTAAGGCTCGTAAGCTGTGCTTCTTCGATTCGGCATGACGTGATGCCGCTTACGGTTCCCACTTCCTCGTAGGCGTTGTCCTCGTAGGCTTCCGACTTCCAGCCAAGCACGCGCCGAACGCGGACGAAGCGCCAGGAGGTCGTTCGACCTCCCTTGTTCATGTCGATCATCGGGAAACCTCCTGCCAATCGATCGAGACGCTTGCCCAGTTGCGCGATCCAGTGTCCATGTCGTGCGATGTGTCGATCGTTGCGAGGATCAGATCGCCGAACGGGAACCTCAGCCACACGTCCCCGTTGTGGTTCTCAAGCTCGATGAACGCCGCAAGGCTTGCCAGATCGCCATCGCCAAGAACATCGCGAAATGCCCAAACGTCAGCCTTAGCCGTGTTCTCTCGCGTCTTGTGTGTTCCGTAGAAAACCTTCGGTAGCTTCGAGCTTGCAACGGTTCTGATTACCTTCTCGCCCTTAACGCCATCGGGGTTGCTCAGGTTCCTCCGCATCTTCGCAACCTTGGCGTTCCCCGCGCCGTAGTTCACGCAAAGGAAGCCGTTTGAAGGCACCTTCACCGTCTGCGAAGCTTCGGCAACCGCGCCAGAAGCAGCGTAGGCAACGACACGGTACGTGATCGGTTTGTCCAAAGGCGGCAGAACATCGACGAAGCTTTGCCCATCGTATAGCGTGTCTGCCACGAGCTCGCCATCGCGGAAAACGTTGAAATGCTCGGTTGCAACGGCGTTGAGGGTGTCGTAAACGGTGACCTCGTTCGAGTGCGTGTCAGGATCGAGCATCACGGAGAACACTGGGTCAGCTGGCGGGGTGTAATCGACCGTAAACGAAGCGGAATCAACCGCTTGAAGGCTCGTTGCGGACACTGCCAAAACCTCGACCGTGTACGTGCGCTGATGAACTGGCGTGAAGTCCGTAGGCTTGATCTCGACCGATGTGGCAGCTCCCTCTAACCGCTCGTAGTACACAACCACGCCGTCATCGTTTACGAAAGACACGGAATAGTAAGCCTGCGTGCCGCTTGCGTCCTCGTAGTCCCACGACACGGAGACGGGAACCTCGGTGATCTTCTCCGCAACGCTTACGGTAATCTGAGGTGCCGTTCTGATGAAGAAGGTGATCGCTGCGCTCCACGCAGACCACGCATTCTCAGCCGTCCCCCCGCCATCGTATGCGCCCTTTGTGCGAACCTGCCACGTGATGTTCTTGTTCACCGTTGCATCGGTGATGACGTTGAGCAGCAGGGACGATTCCGTGGTTAGCGTCACCGTCTGCCAATCGGTTTCCGTGTCGGCTCGCCACCGAACCTGAGCGCCCGTCTGCTCGCTGCCGTCCTGCGGATTGTGTGCGAACCTCAGAGTGGGGTTGCCGTCAGAGATGTTGAGAGTATCGCCGTTCAAAGGGGAGATAATCGTTGGCACCGCTGGTGCTTGAAGGCTCGTGATGAACTCCGATACGTCAGACCAGCCAGAGTAGCCGTCTGCGTTCTCGTATCGAACTCTGTATGCGAACGTTCCCGCCCCAACCGAATCGCTGTAGCTCGTTACAACGCTCGATGAGCTGAGCACGGTTGCCCAATCGCCGCCGTACTCCATGCGCTGAACCTGCGTTTTGACGGCGTTCGCTGCGTTGTTCTCCCAATCAACGTTGATGATCCCAGCCTTGCCACGAGAGACGTTCGGCTTGCCAGGCTTGGATGGAGGGCGAAGGATCGCGGCACCGACCCAGACTTTAACCGAAGCGGTGCGCTGCTCGTCCTTGCCGGATGCGCCGTAGCCGTTGACCACCTCCTTCTTGATCAGGCATGAGCATGTGACGTTGCGACCGTTCCTCTGGCGATCAACGGTAACGCGCTTGTCGATCCAGCCGAAGTTCCCCGCACCGTAGCGCGAGAACACCACATCGGTAGTGGTGCCGACTTCCCTTCCGTCAACGTAGATTCTGATTCGCCGCCCGTACTGCGTGATCCTCCACGCGTTGCAGCAGCCTTGGATTCTGATAACAGCCTTCTTGTCCGTCTGGCTCTCGACCCAGGCGTTAACATACGCCCTGGTCTTGCCGCCGTGCCACTCAACGATCCATGAGCTGTATGCGTCAGCCACGGTATCCACCTGCCTTCATGATCGCACGGGCAAGCTCGCCCATGTCGTGAACCTGCTCAGCGTCATCGCACTTTATTACGATGTCACCGCTGAACGTGTAACTGTTGTTTGTCGCGGTGTTGTTGTTGGTCGTGCTCACCGCACCGCTTCCAACCGCCGCCGTTGCTGGAACGGTCTGCAAGCACCCAAGCGTCTTGCTGCTCGCGTACCAATCGAAGCCGCCCTTAACGTCAGATGCGAAGCCTTTGACGCTGTCTACGATTGCGCCCATCGGGTCGTTGCGCTCGTAGCCGATCTCCAAGCCGAGCGCCATGTTCTTACCGATAAGGTCACGCATAAGGCGCGATGGCGAGTGAATGCCGAGGAACGACTTCACGTTGTCGATGGCGTTCCTCACGCCGCCTAACAGCGTGTTGGCAATGCTCCCGATATTGCTCTGAATACCGCCAACGATGCCCCTGACGATGTTTGATCCGATGTTCCAAACCATGCCAGGAATCTGGGATAGCGTGTTGACGATGTTGGACATGAACTGCGAGCCTGCGTCCCTAGCCTTCCCCGCCATCTCGGAGACGAAGCTAGCCGCCTTGCCGATGACATCGCTCAGGAACGCCCAAACGCGCCCAGGAAGCTGAGAGTAAAACTCAACGATCTTCCCAAGGAACTGCGATCCGACTTCCTGTGCCTTGCCGATCATCTGAGAGACGAAGTTCGCAACGTTGGAAACCACGCTGCAAAGGAACTCCCAAACCCTGCCAGGAAGCTGAGAATAGAAGTCGATGATCGTCTGCACGAACTGCGAGCCTGCGTTGTACGCATTCTGCACCATCTGCAAAACCCAGTTGACAACGCTATCGATGATCGTTTGCAGGAACGCCCCGATTGCTTCGGGGATCGAAGCGAAAAACTCGATGAAGGAGCTGAACGCTTCGGGGATCGTCACCGTGAAGAAGTTCACGACCGCCCCTGCGAAGCTCGCAATCGTGTTGTCAAGGTTGACGAAGAAGTCAACGATGCCCTGGATTGCAGCGCCGATGAACTCGCCAGCAGCCGAGAACGCCTGGCAGATGCCGTCCCAGATCGCCATTACCGCGTTGCGGAACTCCTCGCTGGTGTTCCAAAGGATCGTGATAACGGCGATAGCGCCAACAACTGCCGCGATTGCGATTCCCACGGGACTTGCGATCGCCGCGAACACGCCTCCGAGCATCGGTAGGACGGTGATAACGGTTCCAGCAAGCGATAGCAATGGACCGATCGCCGCAACGATACCGAGGATAACGGCGATTGCGGTTTGCCCACCGCTCCCGAGCGATGCGAACCATTGCGCGAAGCCGTTCACCACGGGAGCAAGCGATTTGGCGATGTTCACCAACGGCTCGCCCAAAGGCTCCAATGCAGCCATCAGCTCGCGGAGCGCGCTCGTTGCCTGCGCCCCTAGGCTCTGGCTCATTGTGTCCGCCATCTCGCTTGCAGCGCCGTCAACGTCCCCGAAGGTGTCTGAGACGTTCGCAAGCGATTCGATCATCCCCATTGCGTTGTCCTCGCCGAGCGATGACCACGTTTCGGATGCAATCTGCGCCGCCTGGTACTGGTCTGGCATCGACCCAAGCTCACCCACAACGGCGTTCAGCACGTCCTGAGCTGTTGCGCCGCCCTGCTGAAATGATCGGAAAACGTCCTGCGTTCCCTGGCTGAAAGCGCCTATCCCCGCTTCCATGCGCCCATCTGAAAGTGACGTAAGGAACTCGTTGAGGAAGTCCCCGACTTTATCGAGGTTGTAAGCGCCGTTCGCGGTTCCTGCTTCGAGCAAGCTGAAATACTGGCTTGCGCTCATGCCTGCTTCGCCCCAGCGGACGGAGTATTCCGACAGGTTATCGCCCAGCTCATCGGTGTAGTTCAATCCGCGCTGCATACCAGCAGCCATGAGGTCGCTTGCTTCCTGCGCCGACAAGCCGAAGCCTTCCATGAGGGCGTTCGTGCCGCGCACGGATTCGCTCACGTCAGCGCCGAAAACATCAGCCATCACAAGCGCGTTCTGCGTTACGACCTCGCAGTCTTTCTGCCATTCCTGCGTGTTGCCGCTGGTGTTCTTGAGCGTTTGGGCGGTATAAGAGAGAGCATCGTTGACCTCGCCGAGCGATTCGCCCCAGCCGTTTGTGTAGATGCCCTGACCGATTCGGGCGAACTCCTCAGCCGTCTCCTTCGGGAGGTTGAGAGAAGCCGCCATCTTGCTTGCAGCAGTATCGAAGTCGGACGCGCTCTTGAAGATAGCCGCCCCCATGCCTGCGATGGGCATTGTCACGTGCTGCGTTACCGTGCCGCCCAGGCTCTTCAACGATCCGCTTAGGGCAGTGGCGTTGGTGCCGCCAGTCTTAAGCTCCTCGAACGTGACCTTGCTTGCAGCGTCCTTAACGTCCGCTAGACCCTGCTTTATCTGCCTGATGCCGCCAGTAACCCCGGCGGCATCGAGGATGGCTTTGATTGTTACGGTGCCGTCAGCCGCCATAGGCTAACCCCTTTTCGCTGATATGCTGAGCGATTTGAAAGCATCGAAGGCAGCCTGCGACTGCCGTTGCATCGAATCCCCAACCCGCACCTGGTCTTTGATCCTGTAGTGTTCTTGGAGCCGCTTGAACCTAGCGACTTCATCTTTGTTGTACTTGGTTGCCTTCGGCGGCTTCGCCGTGCGGTAATAGACCGCCTGCCCGATCGGTGTCTCATAGGGCGCAAGACCGAGCAGCACGGTTAGCTCGCGCAGGGTGCATTGGCTCGCCAGCTCGTCAAAAGAGCGACCGTATGCAGCCATCACCGATGCGCTTATAAGCTCGGAATCGTGCTTGAAGTCGATGACGCGCTCACCGCCTGCATCGCCGCTGTGCGTACCGTCAACGTCCAAGCCGCAAAGCTCCCAAAGCAGCTCGGAGAGAAACGGCTTGAAGCCTGCACCGAGCCGCTTCACCGTTCCCGCAGGGTCGGGGAACAGAAGGCGAAGAAGAATCTCGGCTTTAAGCTCCTCGTAAAGCTCGCCGTCGTTGAAGAGATCGATCACCTTGAGCGATGTTCGCGCATCGGCGAAGACAAGCACCTCTTCGCCGCCGTACAGGAACGCCGTTGGCTTCCTACTGCGCTTGCGCTGCAACATCTGCCAGGTACCTCTCCTTAGCGCCCTTATCAAGCTCGCCGATGACCTCCACGGTTTTCTCGGTGAAGAACGAGATCAGCGGAGCCAGGGCAAAAAGCGCATCGGTTCGGTTGCCGCCAGAAATGTAATCAACGATCTGCTGGTATGCGCCTTCCTCAAGATAGGAATCGATGATCGTCTCATAAAGCTCGTTGGTCTTGGCAACCGCTTCATCCGCAAGCGCCTGGTTGTCCTCATCGATCTCGCTCAGAAGAAGCTCGATCTTCCGCGCATCTCCGAGCAGGGAATGCAGCTTCTGCGCGTTGCCCCATATGCTCGTTGCGCCCATGTCCATCACAAAGGACGGGGAATCAGGGGAATCATCGATCTTGATCTCCTGCTTTGTCTTTTTCAATCCGATTACGGTTGCCATGTGCCGCACCTCGCTATCTGCTTTCCGCACCCGCAGACAAAAAGAACCGCCAGGGGAAGCGGTGCGGTGCTTGCCCCTGACGGCTCTATATCTTTGTGGCTTGTCGCACGGCGTGGCTTAAGAGCCAGACACCGTGACATCTGCCTGAATCGCGATGATCGGGCGGACGCAAGACTTGATCGTTACCTTCGTCTTGCCTGCCTTAACGCCCTTAACCGTGCCGTTAGCGTCAACGGTTGCGATATTCGTGTCCTCGATCGCGTAGGCAACGGCGGGGGAAGCCTTCTCAGGCGTGATGGTCGGGTTCACGCTTGCGGTTTCGCCGACCTTTACCGTTACTGCGGTTGCCTGGATTGCTTCGGGGAACGTGTCGGAATCGCCCTCGGTGAAGCGCGGCATTCCGTTGAAGTGAACCTCGAATCCGAAGTCCGACTTTGCGTTTGGATCGCCGCCCTGCGGATTGATGTTCGCGATGGTGACGATGCCTTCAAGCGTCTGACCGTCTGGGGCGATCCACTTGAAGTCGGTCTTGCGGTCTGCGCCGTAGGCAACCAGGCGGGAAGCGATGAAGTCTTGCGCGGGGTTGCCGTGGATTCGATGCCCCTCGAAGGTGCCTACGATCTGACCGCCAGTGACCTCGGAAGAGGAAAGTCCGTCCCCATCGTAATAGGAATCCTGAGCGACCTCTTCGTTGCCCTCCCACTCAACGGAGTTGATGCCTGCTGCAACGCGCTCCCACGTTGGAGCCGCCGCTTCGGGCGTGGTGTTGATCTCGTAAAGGTTCGCATAGTTCATTGCGAATCCGATGTCCATGTGATTCCTCCTTATCGGCTGTTCGGCACGATCTCGGCAACGAAGCCGACCGCCCAAACGTGATAGCCTGAATCGTCAACCGCTATCTCGTGCGGTTCCGTGTAAATCTCTTGATCGATGAAGCGGAAAGAGCCGTTTGAGCTGGTCAGCGGCATGTGCTCCATCATGTACGCGATTGTTGCGACTTCCTCCATCGCCTGCGCCGCAGATGTCCTGCGGCTCACAACCTGGTACACGTACCGAAGCGTCCGCTCGCCGTTGTAGTAGGCGCTCGAAACCGTTGTTACGATGTGCCGAACAACGATCCCGCTCTTGCCCGTCATGGTGTCGAGCCTGCGGCACTCAGCGTCCGCAAAGCCCCATGCCCTGACAGCGTCCCTTGCTGCGATCGGTAGGTCGATAGTGTGTTTCATCTTGAGAACAGAGCGTCCTTAACGTCTTGAATCCACTGGTCTAGATGGTTATCCTTAGCCGTCTCGAACCAGTGTCCCGTGGCTTTGTCGTTCTTGGTCGATCCCACGTGGTCGCGCTCGTACATCGCCTGCGCGTACTCCGTTGTCCACGAAACCGAGCCGTCCGAGACATCGACAACCCAAGAATCGCGGAGATTTCCAGTTCGCACTGGCACGTACTCGTTCGAATCCGCCTTGATGTCATCGAGCAGAACCTTCTTCGCGTTCTCCGACACAAAGCGCCCAAGAAGCTCCTCAGCATCGAACTCGACCTTGAAACGCATCCCATCGCTCATGACAGCTGAATCTCCCAATGGTGTATGCGCGTTCCGAAACCCTTGAACGGGGCAACGGAAGCGGCGGTTAGCCACTCGCCGCCGTCAACCGACACAAGCGAGCCTTCGGGGATCGCGAACGCGCCCTTGCTGGTTGCATCGACCCAAAGCAAGCCTTTAGCGCCATCGACAAGGCGGTACTCATCGCGAACCATCGCGGAAACGCCCTCGAACCGCACGTTCTCGATCGTCTCAGGCTCGCCGTACTCGCCGCCGAAATCGCTCTCGACAGGCTTGCGAACCCGGATGCTCGATGTGCGCACCGATATTGGAATTGGCGGGATCATCGGATCATCCCCTTGAACAGCAAGCCAGAACCCACAAGCTCGCGCCTTGCCGCATCTGCAACGGCTTGCGTGGCTTCGGAGTAGCCGCCGCCGCTCACGCTGAAAGAGCCGAGCGTGAACCCAGCTCCTGCGAAACCGCCGTTCAACGACGCCGCCGAGATGGCGGCGCATACGGCGTTGCAGTGCGCTTGAGCAGTTGCATCGTCCGGCTCGTTCGGGAACTCCAGGTCACGCACCATGGCACACGCCTGTGGAAGCAGCTGCATGAAGGCACCCTCCTGCAGCGTGCCGCCCCAAGCCTCGAACTCCGCGTATGTCGGGTCGTATGCTCCCATGGGGCCTATTGCCCCTTGGCGCCAGCAGCCGAAGGCCGAGCCTTAGGCTTGCACTTTGGGGATGGCGTTCCGTTGCTTCCTACGATTGTTGACATAAACCCCTCCTAAGCTGCAGGGACGGAAGCGTAAATCTTGTCCTTCTTGTTCTTGAGCACGAGAAGGTCATGGAACACGCGATACTGCCAAAGATGCGCATCGCGCTTCTGGTTTACCGCAGGGGCGAAGTAGCGAAGCGTCTGGTGCTTCTGGATTGCCAGTGCGGCAGAAGGATCTACAAGCATGAAGTTGATCAGCTTCGCATCGGAAGCAGCCTTGAATCCGCCTGCTTCCTCGCTGGAAGTGGTGCCGTCAAGCAGCTCGATCTTGGTCTGGAATCGAGCGGAAGGCACGGGAACGATCTTCATGTCATCGTAGAAGGTGAATCGACCGTTGGGGTTCTCGCCCTGGCTCATGCGGTAATTCTGCGCTGCTCGCAGAAGCGACTTGAACTCGCTGGTGCAGTAGAGCACAACGCCAGAGAGGTCTATGCCGATGTCCTGCATCTTGTTCTCAGCAGCTTCGATAGCCTTCACGGCTGCTTCGGGCGTGGTGATAGTCTCAGCCTTCTGAACGCCTGCGTGCTCGTGCATGGTTGCGAATCGGACAGCGTCCATCTCTGGAATGACCTTGGTTCGCGTGAACTCGCTCATCACGCTAGCGGAGACGATCTTAGCGCGTTCCTCGTCATCGAGGATGTCGATGCTGAACTCTCGACCGCGATCGTAGCGAAGCTTGTAAGTCTGCCAGCCGAAGGTGTATCCGCCGGACACAAAGCCATCGGTTCGGCTGTAATCAGCCAGTCCCTCGACAACGATGTCGGGAACCTTGACCTCGCCTGCATCGGTGAACTCACCGAGCAGACCGCCGTTTCCGAGGTCGGAGGTCAGGGATTCGCGCTCGATGATGGTATCGAGCTGCGTAGTAAATTTAGATGCGTAATCTCCGAGGTTTACGGGCATTATTGCTCCTTACTTCTTGATTCCGAATAGCTTGTCAAGCTCCTCCTGATCGTCCTTGGGATCAGCCGCCTTCGGCTTGAATCCCGTGGAGCCAGTAGGCTTGACCTCTTCGAACAGGAACGGCTCGGCAGCGCGTAGCTTCTCAACGTCTCCGTCATAATCGGGAAGCAGAGCCTTTGCAGCCTTGACGGATCGGCAACCTACCTTCTCAAGCTTTCGCGACAGCTCGGAATCGGCAAGCTTGCCCTCAAGGTCGCTGACCTTCTGCTCGTACTCAGCGCGCTTAGCCTTCGATTCTGCGGCTTCTGCGGCATCGGCTTTAAGCTCCTCGATCTGCTTCCTCAACTCGGCAACCTCTTTGTCGTGGCGCTCCTTGTTGATCCCTGGCTGACCGTGGCTGTCTAGCACCTTGCCGTCATCGCCATCGTTTCCCTCGCCCTGTGCGCCTTCACCGTTGGCGTTGCCGCCATTGGCGTTATCGCCCTGTGCGCCTTCACCGTTGGCGTTCTCGCCTGCTCCTTGCGCAGAAAGCTTGTTCTCTTCTGGATCGTTTTGCTTTTGCATTCCTGTTCCTTCCTAGTGGTTGTTTGCGCGGTTCTCTCCGCTCTTAGGTGGGTTTTTTGCGCTATCCCAAGCAAGGAAGAATCTATTTGCGTGTCGCAGGGCGCTTTGATGCGTCAGGGCGATAGACCGAAATACAAGCCGTTTTTTTGGCTTATGAACAGAAATCCTGTTTATAGGCAAAAGAAAAGCCGCTTTTTTGCGGCTTTCATCGGTTATGGCGCTTTGTTCGTGCCTGTTGCGGGTTTTCCACAATGGGTAAGGGGCTTTCTTGGGGGTATATGGAATATCCCTCTTCCATGCCCATATATCTATCCTCTAGTAACTCTATACTTGATACCTTTTGTGCGTGTTTTGTACCAGTTAGCCCGTACAAATCATGCGTATTTTGTACCAGTTGGCTGGTACATGGCTTAGCGGGTTCATGGGCTGTTGCCCCCGAGTTATCCACAATCCCGCACAGCTGCATAAAAGAAGCCGCTTCTTCGGTCGAATGACCTTGGAAGCGGCTTTTAATCAGTCTAAAACGGTTATTGAAACGATTTCATTGATAGGAACGCTAACGAAGAACGCCTTCTGCTTGATGTCTATCTCGATTTCGTCGTCCTCTTCGACCTCCGATGCGTTGTGGCACCAGTACGCGCCGCGCACAACCTGCCCATCGGTGCATCGAACCTCAACGTTGTTATCCCATAGCGTTTCCTCGATGCTCTTTAGCTCTTGCCATTCCATGGCTTCCCATCCTTTGCATACGGAACGATGTGCGTTCCCGTCTTGCTGTAGTGAATCTTAAAAAGGCGCGTTGGGACTTCCGTTCCGTCCTTGCGAACGACAAACCCTACTACCTTGTTGGCTGCGCAAATCTCCGTGCCGTTCCATCCGCCAGAACGCTTCGTTTTCATTGTACCCTTGCCAGCGTACTTGCGCACCAACTCTTCGGCTTCCTCGATGCTCACCGTTATTCGGCTCGGCTCGGGGAACCCCTTCCTGTTGGAAACGTCTATGTGCTGCTCGTATTCCCTGGTTCCCTTGATGTGCTTACGCTGCGCTCCTGCTCTGATGGAAAGCTTCTCCTCGTCCATCGTTCGAGCCTTGTAATCGACCCACGCCTGTTTGTTGGCGTTAAGCCTGCTCCTTGTTTCCTCCCACCGCTTTGAATCGGCGAGCTGAACCTCAAGCCGCTTATCCTCGTCAATATGCACTTTTCCGTAAAGTCCGAGCCTGCGCCTTGCCGTCTCGTATGTGTACTCGCGCCATTCGCGGCGGCTTAGAATCTTCGGATGCCTGCTCAGCAGGTATTGCAGCTCGCTGCGCTTGTACTTCAGTCGGCGGTTAACGTCCTCGGTATCGAGCTTCATGCTGTGAAGCACCTCATGCTCGCGCTTTAGCTTTCGAATATCGTTCTCAAGCTTAGCCTGCTCGGTGTGCAGCGCCGCCGATTCCTCAGCCGTGTATCCCGTACCCTCAAGCGGATCGGAGAACCGCCGCCCAATGTTCGGGTTGAAAACGCGGATGCGGTGACCGCAGTTGTAGTCGTTTATCTGATCGCCTACGACCTCCTCGAAGCTCGGGAAGCCTGCGGTGCTAGCGCCCGTGGAGTAAACTCGCCCCTCCCAGCGGTGGTGCGTGTCGCGGGGGTTAGCCGTCTTGCTGACCTCGACCAAGCCGAACGAGCTGTCAGCCGCATCGAGCGTTGCCTTGATCTTCGGCTCGCGTCCCTCTGCCGCAATCGCCCTCCTGATCCCAACGTCAACGGGAACATGAACAACCGTCCCGTCCCTGCGCGTGTAGGTCGAAGCCGTCAAGCCTTTACGCGCCATCTTCGCGATTCCTGCCGACAGCGCCCGTTCGTACCCCACGCCTGGATCATCGATGTTGCCCGTTGACGCAAATGCCGCTTCCGAAGCTATCTTTAGATACTCCATGTAGGCGCTCTGCGCCATCTGCTGCGACAGCTTGCCTGCGTATTTCATAACCGTCCTTGCAGGGTTCCTCGCTCGCATCTGAGCACGTTGCGCCGCGCTTGCTATCCCCTTCGGCGTAGCCTTCCCAGCGTCCTCTATATCTGCAAGCCAGTTGCGTATGAAGCTACCTCGGAAGTCGTGCTCGATGGCTTCGTTGACGGCTTCTCGGTTCGCCCCCGCTATCTGCTGCAACTTCGCGAGAAGCGCCCTCCCGCTCTTCCTGATAGCCTTGTGCGCTATCGGAGCGGAAAGCAAGGCGGAAGCAGTGGCGATGAGCATCGCAAGCTCCATATCGCTTAGAGCGTCCTCCGATTCGGCGCTAGCGTCCTTCTCCTCGTCAAGCATTACTGCTCACCGAAGCTCGCGTAATCGTCCTCTGCGATAGCGCCAGGAACGTTAGCCTTCGCTTCCTCCTCGCTCTCGCCGTACCATTTCCTGCGGTACTCCCAAGGATTCAGCGTTACGTTAAGCTCGCTCTGATCCTGCGCCTTCTCAGCCTGCGTATCGACAATCACAGAATCGTCCCAGTTGACCGTAATGGTGCCAGGATCGCCCAGACCAGCGCCGAGGAACCTCGTTGCGCAATGGCACAATGCGCGGCAGATGTCGGCGATTGCTCCCTGCATTAAACGCTCGTGGCTTCTGATGTTTCGCATCAGGTCGGCGTTGTCGGAAACGACTTCCTGAGCGGTTTTCATGCCGCCTGCCGCATCGATGTCGAAATACTTCTTCCCGAAACCGCAGTCATCGCCGAGCTTCTGGATCGCCAGGCGGTACGCGCTGACCTGCTGCTCGGTTCGCATCTGCGGGGCAAAGGGGACGATAGGCTGACCATCGCCAACGCCGCTGACCTTGCGGTAAACCGTGTTGTCGTTCTTGCCGAACGGGATAGCCTGGCGGTTTCCGTCCTTGTCCTGCACATCGATGAGCATGTCATCGATGAAGATACGGAGCTTAGCAAGATCGACCTCGTTGAAGATCGCATCGAAGCAAAGATCGACCGCATGAACCTCATCGATCGAATCGGCGAAAACGCTCTGCCCGTAAGGCGTGATGTCTACGAAGGTGTTGGCGATCGCAGGCTTCACAAGCGCGAACGTTGGCGTTTCGCATCCGGTGGAGAGGTCATCGACCACGCCATCAACGGCTACGCGCTTCTCAGTTTTTCGGTCGAAGAGAACCGTCTTGATGTGGTATCCGTCAGGCTCGCAAACGTGCAACTGCACCTGATCGAGCACCTTGCCGCCGATTGCAACACGGCTCGTGAACGCGCATTCCGTAACGCCGTCATCGTCCCACGTAAGCGGCAGAACCTGCTTCGCCTTGTATCGGCGAACCTGCATCTTCTGCGCCGTGAGGTCGAGCCAGAGCGCCCAAGCACCAGTGCCGAGGGCGAAGGCATCCTGCACAAGCTGCTTTCCGTTTCCGAAGAAGTTGATGCGCTCAAGGTAATCGGAAAGCCATGCGTTGCAGACTTCGTCATCGCATGAGACGGTGATAGGGTCGCTGAACATCAGCGCCGCCCATTCCTTGCATACCCTCTTCGCAGGCTTGCAGGATCGGCGGTGAACCTTGAGGGTATGCCCCATGCTGTCCTTGTCACAGTAGTCGTAAAACTCGCCACGGGAAGCGTAGCAGTCCCGCCATTGGTCTATAAGGTCGGTCATAACGCCATCGCACAGCTCATACCCTAGGCTCGTAAGGTACTTCCGAACATGCAACGGAACCGTGTAGTCTACTTCTTCGCTTGCCACTTATGCGCTCCTCAGAACATCGCTCATCATCATGTAACGGACGGCATCTATGCTGTGGTCGTTGCCGTCTGGAATCTCGTCAATCCACTCCCCCGCCTTGTTGCGCTCGAACTCCTTAAGCCTGAACTCCTCGAACGCATAGGGGCATCTAACCGGGTCTATCTCGATGGAACGCAAGCCTGTGAGCCACATGTAGCTTATGCGCCGCATGTTTCCCTTCCTCGCTGGCTTCGCGTTGATCCCGAAGGTTCGGCGGTAATCCGCCATCTGCTGCTTGCCGTCTGCCGTGTCATCGCACCACACAACGTCCTTGTGCGTGTATGCGGTGCCGCCCTGGTAATCGGGGTAGGTCAGCGATCGCCTTACGATCTCGCCCGTTTCCTTCGGAAGCTTCTTGTTCGCCGAATGCTCCTCGAACAGGATCAGCTTGCGCTCTCGCGGAACCCACTCGCCGCGAATGAAGCGCCAGGGATCGGGGAACCATCCCCAGTCAACGCCATTCCTGACGCGCTCGAACCCTGCAACTTCCTCATCGCTGATCCTGCGCTCAACGATGTTGTCAAACACCGAGCCGCCCGTTCCCGTGATCTTGCCCAGAAGTTCCCATTCATAGGCTGCGAGGTCGGTCTGCTTCAACCACTCGGCATCCTCGATGAAAGGCTCTCCAAGCCAATCGGAGTGACCGCCCTCCACAACGTCTAGGTACGTGCTGTGATGCACCAGGCAACCAGGCTTGCGCTGCATCTCAAGGCATTGGCGGTTTACCCAGCTCCAAAGCGTCTTAGGCGGGTTGTAAGAATAGAAAGTCCAGAACACCGAGCCGCCGCGCTTGAAAGACTTCAACGCGCTTCTCACGGCTTCCCAGCCTTCGAACTGGTCAAGCTCCTCGAACCACTGGATGGCGCAGTAGCCTTTAACGAACTTCACGCCCTTCATCTTTAGGGGATCGTCCATCCCTCGGAAAACGATCTTCTGCCCGGTGGGAACGTAAACGATCTCCATCGGAGAAACCCTCGCGTGAAAGAAGCTCGACAAACCCAGGATGTCGATCGCCCATATGATCTGCGCGTAAACGGAATCGCGAAGCGTGTTCCCGAAGCGCCGAACGACAACGGCGTTCGCCCACGGGAACGCAACGATCAGGCAGACGATAAGAAGGCTGATGACGCTCGATTTGAGCGAAGCACGACCTCCCATCAGCCAAAACTCGCCGTGGTCGTGGTTCAATGCGCTCTCCACAACGCCGTAAAACTTGCTGATCGTCAGGTCGGCTAGGTTGATGCTCCTCATCCCTTGCCGCCCTTCTTCGGGTTGAACACGATGCGCGGAACCTCTTCGGAATCGCCCGAATCATCGATGACCCTGGTTACTCGCCCGTACTCGTTGGGATACTTCCTTTCAAGCAGCCACGCCGCCGCTTTCCAGTCCCTTTCCTGAGCGTCCCTCATGATTATCTGCGTCAATTTGTCCTTGAAATCGACCTCGACCTTTTTGACGGCTTCGGAAAATTCGCGCTGGTTAGCCGTCTGCGGATGATGAATCCACGTGCTCAGCGTCTGAGGGCATACGCCGCAGGCAAGGGCGATGTCCTTGTCCAAAGCGCCGTGCTTCTTGAGCTTCACGGCGATCTTGATTACGTCCTTTGTGCATTTCTCTTTAGCCATGCCGCTAATTCTGCTGGCGTGTCGCAGGGCAAAAGAAAACCCCGCCGAAGCGGGGTTTGAGCGTTGATATGCTCACATGCTCAGATCAGGCAAGCGAATCTACGATCTTTAGCTCACGATCGGAAAGCTCGACAACTTCCGCAGCCGCTTTGTCCGCAGCCGCTTTGTCCGCAGCCGCTTTGTCCGCAGCCGCGCTCATTGAAAGCAGGAACCCCCCCGTAAAGAGCCGCGCCTGGCTTTTGGTTATCAAGTTTTCGAACGAATGAGCAAGAAGCATCGGGAATGCGCAAGGAAATGCCGCGCTTTCCAAGCTTAGCCATCATCGCTGCCGTTATCACATTGTCTGGAAGCTGCCAGCTGTTCATCGGCTCGCCTTTTTGCTCGTTCTTCGCCTTTCGCTGGGCATCCTCAACCAGCTCATGCAAATCTGGTGCCGTGTCAACCTTCCAGTCTCCGTAGCTCGTGACAAATCCCGTATTAACCTTTGCGCCGTTCTCGTATTCGATTGTTATGCCTGCGCATATGTAGTTGCACGGACGGTTCCCGCTGAAAAGCGTAAGCTGAGGTGCAAAAAGAAAATACTTGATTCCTCGTTCTTCATAGAAATCGATGATCCTCGCCATGATAGAGAACGGAGGATTGTCGAGAACCGTACAGCCTTCGGGATAGTCAAAATTCTCGAAATCGCCGCCAGGGTAAAACGGTCTAACGCATTTGTCCTGATCTATACCGTAAGCGTCACACGCCCATTCCTTCACAGCCTTATACACATAATCGGGCGTGTAGCAATCATCTGTGGTCAGCTTAGGATCGAACTTGCTTGTAAACGCTTCGTAATCCTCATTCGATGCTCTTCCATCGGTCGATAGCTCGGTGCCGTCCCATTCGCTGCCCCTGAAATCTGCATCGAATGAAAACCCGAAATCCTCGAAATCGAAATCAAGCTCGTCAAGGTCGAAGCTCAGCGTTTCCAAGTCCCAGCCAGTGTTCATCGTCAGTTGGTTGTGAACGTGCGTGTACGCTCTGCGCTGGTCGTTTGTGAGGTGATCGAGCGTTACAACGGGCAGAACGTCAAGACCGAGCTTCTTAGCCGCCAGAACGCGCCCATGCCCCTCGATGATCTCCATTGCGCCATCTTCGTTGTGCCATACGGCGATGGGGTCGTTGAAGCCGAACTCCTCGATGCTCTTAACGATCTGGTCGATCTGCTCGTTCGTGTGAACCTTAGCGTTTCTCGCGTAAGGCACAAGCTCATCGGTCGGAACCTCCTCGACCGTCAACTCCGGTTGCTGTCTCAATGCAGCTCCTTTCTCTCCGCTTCCGATGATCGGCGCTTGTATCAGGGCGCAGAAAAAAAGAACAACCCCCTGCCGACCGAAAAGGCAGGGGGTTGCCGAAAGGATACAGCGGTTAGAAAGGCGTGACGTGAAAGAACCCGCTGCAACGCTTATGTCCCGCCAGTGTCGCAGTCCGCGATCATTCGCCGATCGCCTTCATGATCCGCTCAACGAAGCAATCCGCATGATCATCTATCTCTTCGTAGCTGTCGTAGACCACGAAGAATTCGTTCTCAAGCTCGTCAGCGATCTTCAAAAGCTCATCGCGGTCTATGGCTCGCGTGTTCCAGCCTGCTACTGCGTCTTCCAGCCCGTTGTACGACTCGACTTTTGCGCTGCAATCCCAGCACTCCACGTAGTACTCATCTTCTAGCCCAGCGGCGCAGGTTACGTCCTCGCTCCCGCAGAACGGGCATGGCTTCAGCTCGATCTCGCTCATTCTCTCTGCTCCTTCTTGCACTCGCTGAACCATTCGCGGAAGCTATTCGCGCAGTCGTTGCAAAGGTGTATATTCTTGCTCAGCTTGTAAATCCCCCTCGTCGGATTGTGCACGAAGAAATCCCTAACCGTTCGCGAGACGTACTCCCCGCACCTGTCACACTTGTAGACCCTCATTCGATCACCTTCTCCGCTTCTTTTATTAGAGATTCGACCGCATTGGAGATGTTTTTGCACCGTGCTTCCATCTCGCTCGTGTACTCCTGAAAACGGAGAGTGTCGAACTCTTGAAGATTCAAGTAGTGGAGCAACCGAGCGAGAGACTTGTCATCGCCAATGCCAGCCGCTTCTGCCCTCTCCCTTAGCTGCATGTACTCGGAGAACGTCATTCGACCACATCCGCTCCGCAGTTAGGGCAGTTGTGCCACCCGTAGCTCGGCTTCATATGTTCGAACTCCCTACCGCATACGGGGCACCTCACGCGCCTTGGGTTCCTGTTCCAATCGAACGGGACAGCGTGTGGGAAGATGTTCGCGTTGTCAGTAATCACAGCGCATCAGTCCCGCACATGTCCCATTGGCTGCTTTGCAGCTCGCTGCTCGAGAGCGGCATGTCGTTGAGCGTGCAGTAGCCTGTCTGCATGTTCGTCCCGCCAACGCACCACGCCCTGGCGGAATCGCAGTCAATGCAACGTAGCTTCTTCGCCATCGCTATCCTCTCCCGCTCCTCCTCTTCTGCCTGCGCCGCTGGTGTCATCTCGCGACCTCCTCTATCTCTACCGACACTATGTCGCTCTCCCTGTGCGTTCGGTCGTGCTTCGTTGCCGTAAGGCTCACGACCTGCGAATCGTCAACGAATGCCAATCCGTTCATCGCATCGAGCACAGCCTTGGCGATGTTGTCTGCGTCTGGCTTGTACGTGTCGAACTCTCTGAGTAGCTTCTTGGGGCGGTTCTTGGGCATTCGGCGGTAGATGTCCACTTTCACCGAAACCGCGCCCTCTAGCGGTGCCACAGCGCCGCATTGAGCCTTGAATGCCGCCACCATCGCCCTCTTCTCGCGCTGGTTCTCCTTCGGGTCGTAGGATTGCCCGTTGCGCTTGATCCTCGGACGGCGCTTCGTGGGCGTGAAATCGATCTCGAACCTCATTGGCGGCTCCTTCGGTCAGCGCCCGTGAAGCTCACGCTCTTCATCAGGGCGAGCCTTGACTGCATAGCCTTGGCAGTCTCAACTCCGTATAGATCGCCGAACTGCTCGCTCCTGATGTCTGGCGTTAGCTGCGTTGTCACGATCGTGGGTCGCTCGCATCGCCTGGCATCGAGGATCGCCTTCACGGCTTGAATGCCCCTCGGCTCCTCGTTCCCGAGGTCATCGATCACCAGGAAGTCAACGCCCTTGCAGCGGCTAAGCATCTCCTTGTTGCGGTTCCACGCCCACTCCGCTATCTGCTGCGAGGAGACGAACTTGATCCTGCACACTGGGGCGCAGGCAACAAGCGATGCACAGGCTGCGTAAGTCTTGCCGCGACCCACCTTGCCGACAAGCAGCAGGTCGCTTGAGTGCCACGGCTGGGTTCGCTTGCCCTGGTGCCTTAGACGCTGGTTGTCGAGGAACCATGCGTAAACCTGCCGCGCGTTCGCGAGAACGGAAGGTGGGCAGCTCGCGATGTTTGCCCTCTCGAACTCGCGCGGTATTCCGCTCTCCCTGATGCGCTGCTCTGCCCTGATGCGCTGCTCGTCCTGCTCGATACGCTCAACGTCATCGGAGTTGCGGGTGTAGAAGCCTTTGCAGCGTTCGATGCTGCTAAGAAGCGTAGCTTGCAAGCTCATCGTCCATGACCTTCCTTCCTCTGATGCTCTTCGCGGGTTCCTTCATCTTCGAAGCGATTACGTAGCCTTCGAACTTGTCGGGCGAGAACAGGGTGCCTGGGTTCAGGTTCTGCTGGAACTTGGTTCCCTCCCATTCCTTGCGCTTGAAGCGCACCATCTCGCGCACGTCATCGACCGTGAATCTACCCTCAAGGCTCGCGATGTATTCGCCGTTCGGGTTGCGCGTGAACTCGACTGGTGCCACGCCCCGAAGCTCCTCGTTCAAAGCCTTCAAACATTGAAGGGAAAACGATGGCTTGGATTCCCTTTTCTTCTCTTGGATTGGTTTAGTTTGGTTTAGGGAATAGAAGTGGGGTTCTGTATGGGGGTTCTCTCCCCCCGTTGTTGAGGGGGTTCCGCAGTGGGGTTATCGAGGGGGGTTTCAGAGGGGGGTTCTGTAGGGGGGTTATCGTCCCCCGTTCCCTTCTTCTTGCCGCTCGCCTTCTTCTTCTTGGGAGCGCCGCCAGTGTTGCGGTTCTGCGACCTGATCGAGTTGTCAAGGTCGCTCTTCATCCCGAGGAAAGCCTGCTTTAGGTAGCGAGCCGTTTGATCCCCCTTAGCGTCCATGAAGCTCGGCTCCCTGCCGAACGCCGCCCAGAGAACGACTTCGGGAATGAAGGCGAACTGCTCCTCCTCGGTCATCTCGGCTATCTGCCCGTTGAACCGCTTGAACCAGGTGAAGCTGTTCCCGATCACGTTCTCTTCCATCTCTTGCCCTCCTTCCTGTTCCTTCGCTGCCACTCTTGGCACTCGATGCAGCGGCATCCGTATACCCTGTAGGCAATGACATTGCCGTGTCGCATCGTCCCTGGCAGCTCCTTAGCCTGCAAAGGTTGGATTGATTGCGGGATTGTCTGGCAGCCAGCGCAACCCCGCCCGTAAACGATCAATCCCCGCCCTTAGAACGGAATATCTTCGTCATAGATGCTCGCCACCTGCTGCGGTGCCTGCTGCTGCATCATCGGCATAGCCTGCTGCACTGGTGCCGCCTGCATAGGCTGCTGCATAGGCTGAGGGGCGAACTGCTGCGGCTGTTGCTGCATAGGCTGCGGTGCCGCTTGAGGGGCGAACTGCTGCGGCTGCGCCTGTTGCTGCATAGGCTGAGGGGCGAACTGCTGCGGCTGCGCCTGTTGCTGCATAGGCTGAGGGGCGAACTGCTGCGGCTGTTGCTGTACTGGCTTGCTCGCGGTCTGTCCCTGCTGGCGGCTCATGAACTCGATCTCGTCAACGATGATCTCGATCTTGCTGCGGTTGGTGCCGTCCTCAGCCTGCCAGCGCGACTGGTTGAGCTTGCCTTCGATCGCTACCTTCATGCCCTTCTCCAGGTGAGGGGCAACGCCCGTTGCGCGGTTCCCGAAGATCGTGCAGTCGATGAAGTTTGGGTAATCCTCCCATTCCCCCGTCTGCTGGTTCTTGCGGCGATCGTTCACCGCTACGCCGATTGCGAGGACGCTTGTGCCGCCCTGCGTCTGTCGAAGCTCAGGATCGCGGGTGATGTTGCCCGTGATGGTTGCCTTGTTGATTGCCATTGGCTCTGTCTCCTTTTAGAAAGTCTCTTCGTAAGTTTGCTCTTGCTCTGTAGCAGTCTGCTGTGCTGTCGCAGCGGGAATCTCCTCTGGCTCGATCCCCATCTCCGCGCTGTCGTAAAGTCCCGCGAAGTTGGCGGGGAAGGCTTCGCGCAGGGCATGGACAACCGCGCATTTCCTGATCATCGTTGCTGGCTTTGATTCCCATTGCTGGTTGAGCGAGCCATCGTACTTCTTCCCTGCGTACTCGTTGAAACCGACTTCATCGAAGCTCGGAACGCTTCTCCCTTTGATGTGGACTTTTGCCCAGCCACCCACAAGCTGCTCGCCCGGCATGAGCATCGAGCCTTCGCGCCTGTGGAACGACCCATCGGTTCCGATGACGGAAATCCCCGCTTCCATTCCGTCAAATGTCGGGTTGCTCGCCGCAGTCTTTGTGTAGAAATCTTTCCCCACGACCATCGTTGCAGGCGAGTTAGCCTTGTATTTGACCAGGTGAGCGTCCTTTACGTACGGGTTCAAGCCGTAAGCAGCGCAAATCTCTAGGAACATCTTCACTTCCGTTGGCGTTGCAAGTGGGCAGATGTAGTCGATCACGTCTTGCGCCGTGAGGGTAATCGACTGCCCGTTTGCTTCATAGCTTTTAGATAGCTGGTTCATCGCGAACCTCCCTGATCGTTCCTGATACGCTGATTGATTTCAAAAAGCCGATGACCTGCTGCTTCTGCCATTCCGTCATCCTGCATGTGATCGTGAAGCTCCTAGGCTCTTCTTCGCACGGTGGCTGTTCCTGCTGCTGAACCTGCGGCATAGGCTCTTGCTGCGGTTCTGGTTCTGGCATCGGCTCTGGCTCTGGCGCAACGCCCATCTCTGCGTTGAGCTGGTCGATCCGCGCCTGCTCCTCTTCCCTCATGGCGTTGAGGTTCAGCGCCGCCTGTAGGCTGAGGGTTCGAAAAAACTCCGCTTCCGCTTCCTTCTCGAACGCAAGGTGACTTGTTTTCAGAGCCGCCCAATCGCTCAGCGCCTGCACAAGCAGCGCGTGAAGCTTCTCCTGCGCCTTTATCAGGCTCCAAGACTTTGCAATGCTCATCTTGTCTCTGACGATCCCGAAACGCTCGATCGGGACAAGCGCCGCAAGCGTTGGCGCATCGGCTTCGTAAAACTCGCAGAGCAGCTCATATCTCTCTTGCCTGATCTGCTGATCGCGTTTAGCCGCTTCGCCCTTGTAGGCGTTGACAAGCTCGGTCATAGGCTCAATCGCCTGCTTGAAAGCCGCTTCAACCTTGTCCTGCGGCTTCTTCCACTCGCGCTTGAAGCGTTTGCGCGCTTCATCTGCGTGTTTCAGATGCCCGTTGATGTCGGTTGCGATGCGCTTAACGTCCTCCGTCTGCATCTCTGGAAGCTGGTCGATGCTTCCTTTCAGCTCGGCTACAATGTCCGAGCAGTTCCTTATCTCGGCATCCATGCCGAGGATCAGGCTCGTTACCTCGCCTGTGTCGATCTCGATCAATGCAAGATCGTTCTCGATGATCTTTGCTTCTTCCATGCCTTTCCTTTCTCTCTGGTTCCGTTTATCCGAAGATGGTCTTGCTTATTGCTGCTATGAACTCGGGCAGAACCATCGCCCAAAAGGCAAGGAAGAAGATCGTCACGTAAGCCATCAGCTCCCTTTCCGCTGCTGCTGCGGTGGTATGATTGCGTTGTGGGTTAGGCTTCCGCATCATCGGTTTTGCTGTGCGTTGGCGCGGAGCCTTTCCTTCGTATAGGCGCATTTTGCGTTCCTCCTTCCGATGCTCTTCATCTCAGATTCATCGAACGGAATCCTCCACATGACGGAGCTTCCGTCCCCGAAGTCGTAGGCTTGAATCCTCCCAGCCGCGCAACTCTCCCTTATCGTCTTAGCCGATACGTTGAGCAGTTTCGCCAGCTCAGGCGGTGTGTAAAGTCGCGTTGCCATCGCTACATTCCTTTAGCGATGATCGCAACATGCGCGATGCTCCCATCAGTACGGAGCCAGACAAGGACGGTTGTGCAGTAGACATCGCCGCCGAAGTGGATGCCGCATTCCTCAAGCGCGTCAACGGAAACCCAAAGACCGTAAGCGATACGGTTTAATCGCTTATCGTCAATCTCCTCGTCCTCGCCAAGAACGATGATTTTCGCAAGATGAACAGCATCGCCAGGAACCGCATAGATAGCGTCAGCGGTGATTCCGATAGATTCCGAAACTCGCATGACCTCGACTGCATCGATCGATTCACTCATGCACTCTGCGACCTTCTTGCGGATTTTCTTCGTGATCTTCTTTTCCATCTTTCTTCGTCCTTTCTTGTGTGTTGGAAACGTGAATTTCCGTTACAAAAACTGTTAATTGCCTGGTCAAAGCGCCGTATTTTTTTCGGAACTTTTTTTCAGGCGGTTTTCCATTCGCCGCACCGCCTGGCGCTCTGCGTTGTATATGCGTCTTAGCTCGGTATCGGCTTCCTTGCGCTCAAGCGATTCGAGGTGGCGCTTGCGCTGCTGCATGTTCTCTATGCGGTCTGCAAGGTTGCAGTCGGGGCATTTGCCGCTGTTGTTGTGCGAGTTGAGAACAGCGCCGCAAACATCGCATTGCCTGTATTTGGCAAGGGATACGCCCTTGCGGCTTGCCCTCATGCGGATCGCTTCAATCGTTCGATCCGTGCCGCACATGGTGCGAAGCTGCTTGCGAATCCTGTAAGCTCCCTGATCCCGATAGCGCCTGATAACAGCGTCCTCGGCTCTGCTCCATCGCTGGATTTCGCGCATCATGCGCTCCTTTTTCCGATGATCGATAGGAACATCTCCCTAGCGTCATCATCGTGAAGCTCCTCGAACATAAGCTTCAGCTCGTCAGCCTTGAGGGTTGACGGGTCGTTGAACCTCGCCGTTGCCGTTGGAAGCGAGATACCGAGGATTCGAGCCATCTTAGTAGGCGTGAATCCGCAATACCGCAGAACGCGCTTCTCGTAATGCTCGCATTCGTCCATTCGTACTCCTTTCTGTCTGTCGTTTTGTTTTCTAAAAGCGCCTACGGGTGGAGGGTTAGCAAGAATCCGCTGGTTAGGAGAAGTGTTTAGTCCCGTAGGCGCTTAGCGCCGCCGTTAGGCGCTGAATGAACGGCTGCGGTGTGTTCCAAATCCCCGCTTCTAATACGGCTTGCAGCCGCCCATTCATCGGCTAACTGACTGATGTATACGTTTTTGTATACATCGAGTGCAAAAAAAATCAGCGGACGATAAGCTCAGCAAGATCGATCTTCGCCCGTCCCGCTTCGATTCGCTTCTCAAGGTATGCGATCCTGTTTGCAACCATGATAAGCTCCTCGCTTCCCATGTCGTAAATGCCCCTGACCAGGTGCGTTTTAAGATCAATCATCTCTTCCTCAAGGCTCTTCTTCTGAGCCTTCATGCACTCGATGCCCTTTTTGATGTCATCTGCGTTCATCATCTTCGCTGCCGCCTTTCGGTTGGGTTCCTTTCGTTGATGTATATATTATTTTATACATTTAAGTTTGTAAATATATATTTTTGGTTTATGCAAAACTTTTTTATAAAAACTAAAATGTATATAGGGCGAAAGAAAGGACACCCTATGGCACGAAACAGCAACTTCGGGAAGAACCTCCGCGCTCTTCGCGAAGATAGGAATATGACGCAGGCAAGGCTAGCCGCTGCACTCGATATAACAACTGCAACCGTTTCCCATTGGGAGAACAGGGGAACAAGTCCGAACAGCAAAGACGCGATCGAGCAACTTTGCAGCGTTTTCAACGTCACGGAGAACGATCTGTTCGGATACTCCGATGGATATTACGCCAAAACGCGCCTTGCTGGATTTGATGGCAAGATAAAGCCCATTGCCGCTTCTGGCTCGCTTCCCATCATCGGAGCCGCATACGCTGGCGAGCCATGCCCAGCGTTCGAGCTTGACTGCGGGTCGATCCCATGCCCAGAAGAGTATTGCAAAAAGGGGAACTACTTCATCCAGATAACGGGCGATTCGATGAACAACGTCCTAACCGATGGGTCGTACGCCCTGATAGATACGCACGTTGACGCTCAAAGCGGGGATGTTGCGCTGGTGAAGGTCAACGGCGATGACGCTACCGTCAAGCGCATAAAGAAGATGGACGGATTCATCGTGCTTGAGCCTGACAGCACCAATCCGTCCCACAAGCGGATGATCATCGATGCCACAGACCAATCTTCGCCAGAGGTCAGGATTCTCGGCAAGGTCGTGTACGCGGTCGTTCGGTTATAAAGGAGTCTCAGACATGGGATTGCTCGAAAGGTTCGGGGAGAGAAACGTCATCAATGCAAAGCACGCAAGGCCACAGGAGGAACCGACTTCGCAAAGCGAACAAAAGCGATACGAGTTCCTTACGTTCGATGAAATCAGGACGCTTGAGCCTGTTGCGCCGTGCGGGTTCGACTTCTGCAACGTCAGCTATCACGTACGCCGAAGAATAGACAAGGCAACCGGCGAAGTCGAAGAAAGCGAGTGGTGCGACCTCGAAGAGCCGAACTACACCAGAAACATGCAGGCAATATTGCACTCTTGGTACGTGTTCTCTCAAGCTGATCGCGCAACGGACGGCTGGCCCTCGAACGAGTACGGACGAATCATGAAGGAAGCCTGCGTGCTTGGACCGTCCTACAAGGACAAGAGCAGGTTCCACTACACGTTCGGCGTTATCAAAGCGATTCCGCCAGAGCCATACGGAGACCCCCCCAAGGTGCCCTGTCGAATGCTATGTGGAATGCAGCGTGCCTACAGGCGAGGACGCGCCGTGCACCTACGACAACAAGGACACGATGCAGTTAACAACGAGGTACACGCAGGACGGAAGCCTCGAAAACGGGCAGTACGTGCTTTGGCGCAAGCGTGATGGGTACATGCTCGAGTTCGATTCCAACAGAAACGGATACTCGATATACGCGCTCAAGTACAGGCAAGTAGACGGCGATGAAGGCTGGGAGACGATAAGCGAGAGAACAGAGTACGGCATCATGAGCTGAAAGGCGGCTGCCATGAGAACGAAGGGCATAGGCGGCATATACGCGATGGAGGACAAGCCTAAATCGAAATGCCGCAAATGGAAGATCAAGATAAGCGTAGGAATCAACCCTGCCACGGGAAAGTATGCCCAAAGGGCGATGACCTTTCACGGCAGCTACACCGAAGCCGTTCAAGCTCGCGAGGATTTCAAGCGCAAGCTGCTCGGGATGAGCCACGCAGAATCGAAGAAGATGACGCTCAGCCAATGCTGCGAGCTTTGGCTTGATACCGCCGATCCGTTCCACCAGCTTTCCGAAAATGCGCGGTACTCCCGCCAATGTGCCGTTAAGGCGGTCTGCCATTGTATCGGAGCCTTGCCCGTGTCGCAGATCACCGACAAGCACGTTGTCGATATGGTCAAAGGCTGGATAGATGGGAAGACGCTCAGCGGAAGGCGCTACAGCGGTAACACCATCAACATATACTGCTCTGCGCTCTCTGGCATGATGACGCACTTTGCGATCCCCAAAGGCTACGCAAGCCGCAACCCATTTGCAGGGTACTCAAGCGTGAAGAAGGATCAGCGAGAGGTCAACGCCATAAGCGTTAAGCAGTTCGAGCGTTTGGCTTACGACATATACGATCAGCAAGACCCTCGTTGTATGGCTCTGCTGCTCGCCCTGCTCGCTGGTTGCCGAGCAAACGAAGCGTTGGCTGTGCAATGGAAGGACATTCAGGGCGGCTTCATAACGATCAAGGGGACGAAGAGCAAGGCGGCGAACGCAACGCTCCCGATGATAGACACGCTTGCCGATATGCTCGCTATGTGGCGCGTGACGCAGGCAAACAACATGAAGGCGCTTCAACTGACGCAAACGCCCGAAACGTACGTATCGACCAATCTTATATATGAGCAGGAATCGTACTCAACGCTCAACAGGGCATGGAAGAAGCTCGGTTCCGAGCTTGGCTTCGATGACCCGCGCCCCCACGATCTGCGCCACTGGTTCGTCTCGTATCTCTGCATGAGCGACATGAACATCAAGGCTATTCAGCAGATGGCAAGGCACAGCGACATAACGACAACGATGGACATATACGCAAGGATTCACGAGCGCGATTTGGCGGCAGAAACCGCTAAAATTCAGCGTTTTGGAGCCGATTCTTCCCAAACTCTTCCCAGCGCAGACGAGATTAGGAGCGTTTTCAGCGTTTGAGCTGCGTTTATCAAGTGCGTTGATGATTTCACGCAACTATCGCCAATATAGTTCTCCATCGGTCCTCCCATCCACGCGAAACATGCTATCAAATAAGGTGGTATTCCCAGATTGACAGCAGTTTTTTACCCGTTAATCTGGTAATGATCAAGTGCGGAGGATGAGTATGAAAAACTGGGTTCAACAAGCGCGCGAAGCCTCTGGGCTGTCCCTAGATGACTGCGCTTCAGCGTTGTTCCTCTCCCGTGACGCCTTCGCCCAAAAGGACGCCAATCCGGGAACCATAACCCTGAATGAACTCAGGGTATTGCACAACGTTTTCAACGAAGACGCTCGCAAGATCGTCCAAAAAGCACTTCTCGAAATCTATCTTTAGTATCCATTGAAACACCTGTTTAACGGGTAGTTATTGACAGGAGTACCGATGCGCTCCATCCGAATGAAAGAAACTCGTTTTCCCTTAATCATGGAAGATGGCCAGGTCGCAGAATGCGAAGCGCTTCTGCTCGTGGAAAGCAGCTGCGGTACCAAAAATTATCTGGTATACACCGACAACAGCATCGGCGATGACGGTTCCCTAACGGTATTCGCCTCCGCGTATAGGACAAATGCCGAAACCCCAAACGCTATGCCGCTAAGAGAAACCGAGCTTCTTCCCATAACGACAAAAGACGAATGGGAATTCTTAGAAGCCGCACTCGATAGCGCAATCGGGTAATAACCAAAATAACTTAACCAATGCATCAGTCTCTATTCACGAATGCGAACCAGACTAACCTACGTGCCGTCTGGCTCGCATTTTAGCTTCATAACACTTTTCAGCTGTCGTACGAAGCTCCACACCTAACCATGGAGTAAAATATATCGTTACGTCTGCATCTGCCGCTCACGGTAAATCACCAGGCGCTTAATCGAAAAAAGGACATCGAGCAAGAAAGGTCATCCATGTCCGAATTAACCGACTTCGAAAAAGAGGCAAAAGCCGATATTAGGGAGGCTCAGAAAGCAACTGCAGCCGAAAAGGCAAATAAGCCTTGGGTCAAACGCCTTTCGCTTACTACCTGGATCTTCATAGCACTTGCATTGGGTGTTGTAGCTGGCTTGGCTCTGCAAGGTACTCCCGACATCGCAACCACGTACATAAAACCGCTTGGAACCATCTTCTTGAACCTCATTAAGATGATCGTTGTTCCGCTGGTTATCTTTTCTATGGTTGCTGGCGTCATCAGCCTTTCCGATATCAAACGCGTAGGTGCTATCGGCGGTAAAACCATCGCCTACTACCTATGCACCACCGCATGCGCTATCGTAATCGGCTTAGTAATTGCCAACGTCCTCAACGTTGGAGCAGGCTACACTCTTTCTACCGATGAACTGAACTATGAGGCAAAAGAAGCCCCTTCGTTTATCGATACCATCGTGAACATTTTCCCCAGCAATTTCGTCCAACCCATGTCTGACGCCAGCATGCTTCAGATCATCGTCATCGCCCTCTTCTTCGGTTTCGGTATCCTCGCAGCGGGTAAAAAGGCTCAGCCTGTTGCCGACTTCGTGAACGGCATGAGCGAGGTTTGCATCAAGATCATGCATATGATCATCTCTATCGCCCCATTCGGCGTATTTGGATTGATCACCCCCGTCGTTGCCACCAACGGCCCAGACATCCTGCTGCCACTGCTGAAGCTCATTCTCATTGCCTACTTGGCCATGATTCTGCACATGGTTGTCGTATATTCTGGCGCTGTTAAAACCATTGCGAAAATGGGTCCGCTTACCTTCTTCAAGGGTCAGATGCGTGCAATGGCATTTGCGTTTGCTTCCGCATCCTCTGTCGGCACACTGCCTATCAATATGGAATGCTCTAAGAAGCTGGGCGTTCGCAGCGAAGTTTCCAGCTTCGTGCTGCCCCTTGGCGCTACCATCAACATGGACGGCACCGCTATTTACCAAGGCGTTTGTGCCATCTTTATTGCCCAAGTATTCGGAATCGACCTCACCATTGGCCAACAATGCGTTATTGTTGCCACTGCCGTGCTTTCGTCCATCGGTACTGCCGGCGTCCCTGGCTCCGGCATGATCATGCTCGCTATGGTACTCCAGTCTGTTGGCCTGCCCGTTGAAGGCATCGCCCTCGTAGCTGGCGTAGACCGCGTTCTGGACATGATGCGTACCGTGGTAAACATCACCGGCGACCAGTCCGCCGCTGTATGTGTCAATGCCCTGGAGAACCGCAAAGAAACCCGCCAAGCCGCCAAAGCAGCAGCATAAGCAGAGCAGGACATAACCCACCCGAGAAGCCGCCACGAGCGGCTTCTTTTATGCCCAAGCGCAATGTATCAAGTGATGCGATTGCGCACCGTTTAGGTCGAACAAATGATTCGAGCACGACTCCCCCGCAAAGCGGGTCAGTCGAAACATAAGCGCGCCGCCACCCCGCCACGGAGCCTGCGCGCGGCAACCTCGGGAACCCAAAAACAAAATAACGGTCGCTTTTGCAACTTTTTTGCGATTAGGAATTGTTCAAGTTCCCCGATCGCGGTTCAAGATGTAAAAACCGCAGGTAACCAGCCGTACAGTAGCTTGTTTGCACGTTCCAGGGACCGAAAAGAGTCCCTAATCGCAAAAAAGTTGCATAAAAGTCGGATTTTTTGTTTTTCAACAGGCTGATCTGTCGCAACAGGCCTGTAGCACCATGAAGCAGCCCTCGAAAGCCAAGCGGACCCCATATAATGGCAACGGGGCAAAGTCAGAGAAGGGGGATGGATGCAATTCATGACCTATATTCCTTTCCCATTCGCTGTTTTTAGGGGTTTGAATTTGCGGCCCGCCCCGCAGCACCAAGCTAAAGCCAAACGCACTTCTCTACTGGCGTCTTAAAGGGTCTGGGTTTTTTAAGCGGCTAAAACTGGAGCTGCAAACTGGGGTTTAGATGCAAAATAGGACACGCTTTTTGTCCTATAGCCCGCTATTTCTTATAACCTGCCCGTAGCGCTACCACGCCTTACGCGAAACAAAAAAGGGATTGCACGGTGTGCAATCCCTTTTGAGTGCGTATTGGAGGCGACGCCCGGATTCGAACCGGGGGTAAAGGCTTTGCAGGCCTCTGCCTTACCACTTGGCCACGTCGCCGATTAAAAAAGCCGACCGTAAAGAATCGAATCGGCTTGAGAAATCAAATGGAGCGGACGACGGGGTTCGAACCCGCGACCCCAACCTTGGCAAGGTTGTGCTCTACCAGCTGAGCCACGTCCGCGCGCAAGAAAGTATTAT